GTCGAGCATTCAAGATGATATCAGCCATCTGCTTCTCATCACCTATTTCTTGAGATGAGGTAACTACTGTTAACATCCGCCAAATACTATCCATACTAAGTGGACAAGCAATTGGATAACCTGTTTGCAATGGATCAGTAAATCTACGCTTAAGAAAGTCAATCTTTGAAATATTCACAAAAGGAACACTCTCAGATTCTTTATCTGGCATAGTATACTTAAGACCTCGCTTTGCTAGAAATTCAGATATAGTTGTATGATTATACTCTGCCACACTAGGGGACACCCCACCAACATTATCATCACCTAGAGTCATGAGACTAACATTGGTTCGAAAAGTTTCGAGAGGTTTCTTAGTTATATTTCCATACGAAATTCGCATGTAAATACAATTGGCAATGGAATTGATAATCACTGTCAAAGCATGACCAGATGAATTTCCACCAAAATACATAGCAACATCACCATTGTAATCTACATTGGGATGTGTAATATCCATCTGAATACCACGCATAATCATAATATCTTCTTGAGTAAAATGCCCTGATGCTGTACAAATCAGAATCAGAACCTCAAATGAAAAATAGATAATTTCTGCTGGCATACCTTTGTCAAAGTTTGCATGATCTCCTCCAAATAGTTGATCAACACCATGTTTAGTAAGAAACTCTCTCAGGCGACTCCAATCTTCTGAATAACAATTCATACCAACGGCACACTCTGTATCAAAATTATATCGCATCATGAATTCAGTGACTTTTAGAAAAACACGTCTCATAACTATAGACATATCTACACCACAAGCTGTAAAAACTCTTGTTTTAAAAGCATCACACTTCGCAATGGGGAGAGCCTCATCTTTCAGATTTCCCTGAAAAAGAACATGAGCTCTTTCACCATTCTTATAGCGTGTTTCAATGAAATCAACTTTCTCCTGCACTTCAGGAGAAATTTGACGCTTACCAGTAACAGGATCCAAAGGTAGATGATTCTTCTTTGGTCCAGGAAAATGGAATCCACCAGAAGTATTAAATGGAATATGACTACAGTAACTATTACCATCTTCACCATTAAGTGCAACATCGTAAGATACAGGTCTAATCTGATCTAAAACATTGTGTTTGCGAAATGCTTTTACAACATCATTCGCATAAGCAACAGCCGCCTCTTTAATCTCTGAATGAGTAAACTCATCAGTGATTGCTAACTGTTTCTTAGCACTATTAGTCCATGCATTCTTCCACTCTCCATCAATAAGCTGGGCTTTCATTGGAGGGGCAGCATGTTCAATAGGACGATTAAACTCCCGACTCAAACTAGAAGCTATCATAGATTCATGTGTATGGGAACGAGGATTTTTGCGTCCAGGAAAACTACCGTGGATAATTGCTTCTGCATTAGGAGTCTCCGAATAATAAAACACATTCTTCGTTGGATGACATTCCTGCAGAGGACCACTCTTAGTTGAACCATTCTGAAAATATTCCAAACTCCCATCACTCGTATGAGTAATCAAATCTTTAAAATCACTCTGGACAATTGGCACAAATAAAGTGCAAAGATATCCACGAATGTAACTAGATTGAGTTGCTGATAAAATACCAGCGATATAATGGGTGTCTAAAATGTCTACTACAAAAGGGGCTCCACAATCACCAACTTTCGTTGCTTCCACACATTTGACTGCTAAAGCAGAAGTGTGGATAACATCAGTCGGTGTAGAGTATGTAGCTTGTCGCTCTTCCATAATAGTCCCAGATAATTGAACACGACCTTCTTGTCTAAAAATAGTACAAGTGCCTGAATGAGACAACGAGCCTGTCACCGTAGGAAAGAAATGTCTAATATCTCTCACAGGTGGTACAGCAAAGGTCTTAAAAAAGGCAACATCTTTTCCAGGAACATAGTGTATATCACTACGCTCCAAACGGAAACTACGCTTAGGTCTAACTGTTCCAATAGTTTGGCCAGGAAAGTAAATATAACAATCGTAATATTTGGCTCCTCTAGGAAAAAGATGAGATACGGTACAAAATAAATTGCCCATAATACCTACAACATTATTGCAGTTACCATTTTCTCCATCGGGTTTTACACCAATCACAAAGGTATTCGCCTCAATCTTATCCGTCATTTTCTCTTTAGGTGTAGTCTTACACGCATAAGGAACTTCAGGACGGACAAGTTCTGGTTTTGTCCAAATATTGCCATTAGGTCGAATCAATCCTTGAGTCAAATAGCTCATAATAACGCACAAACCAATTGTGCTAGCTATATATAGGAAATATCTACGCAAGAAATGATAAATGGGAGGTCCCATTCGAGCATCATTATCTCGTAAAAGCATTTTCCTTCTCATCGAGTTGGTCACAAGAAATCTCATGATAGTGATATGTCCCGGTTTCTCAGTAGTTATCCACCAATAGATCAAGCGCATTGCACAATCTTGAATCTTATCACGAAAAGTAACATCAAGTTTGACATTAAAAAGATCAGATATACCCTTAGAATTGGGTTCATATCCTGTTTGTTTTCTGTAAAGATCACATTCAGGACACGTGATAATCTTAAGTATGCCATGTGAACACGCACCACTTTTTGCAGCTTCTTCAATGCCACATTGCATAGCTCGTACATTCTTTTCATGTTCAATGATCCTCTTTGTCAGATACTGATTTAGATCATAACCCGACATCATTGAATCATCACTCTTTTCGTTCATGTAGGAAGTCACAGGTTTTCCAAACTCATTAATACTAAGTTTCACCTTTTCGACTTTAAAGTCCCACATGTCCCAATTCACTATACTCGTTCGCTTGATTGTTCCATCATCACCCATAAACTCTGGTTTGAGATACGGTGTAATAACAATAGGGAAGCGTCGTAAAATAGAACTGGGTTCACTCGATGCATGATAAGCATTCAAACTTTTGACATTCGTCGTAGCAACAACACATTTTGGTTGTAAAGGGATTCTTCCCTTATCTTCCAGTGCTGCTTGATTAGTCATAAGTCCAACTGCATTCACAATTTGAATAATTTGGTTCACAGATGAAGATTGTCCATTTGTAATTTGTGTTGTGCTCTCATTAGCTACATCATCTAACTGTAAAGCCCAATGTGCAGCTCCCTTAAAGCAACTCCAGAAATCATCATTAACATTCCTATTATACAGATTATGTTTTGGATCCCATTCAAGAGTAGGATAAAACTTTTCACGCACCACAACATTGTGATATATTGCGTATATCATATGTGAAATAGAAGTTTTTCCAATACCAGGAGTACCATTAATCAAA